AAATAGTCGGAATTTTATGAAATTGAGATAAATTTATGAAGTTATTATATATAAATTGGTGCGCCCGGCGGGCACTTGTTTAAAAACAACAACTTCTTAGGTTTTTCTATCTTTTCTTATTATTTCATACAAAACAAACAAATGCCAAACTAGCCAATAATCTGTACTTCTATTATTTCTTATTTTTTCCTATTATTTCGGTTAATACCATTACGCCAAGATTACGCCACAAAATTATGGCTTCATTTAGACAACGCAACGATACATGGCGAGCCGAGATAAGTGTAAACGGAATTCGCGAAAGTGCAACCTTTGATACAAAAGCTCAGGCTAGGGCTTGGGCATCTAAACGCGAGACTCAGTTACGCGAACAATCGCATGGCAAATTACCAGATCACTCTTTTTTAGAAGCTATTGAACGCTACTTAAATGAAGTGAGTGTTAAAAAGAAAACTCATGAGAATGAAGTCAAGCGAATGGCTTTCTTTAAGCGTGAGTATAAAAAGCTATGTCAAAAACAATTAGCCAAAGTCACAACTGACGATTTAGTGCAATGGCGTGATTCTCGTTTAAAAGAAGTGCAGGGCGCTACTGTCAGACGTGAAGCAAATATTTTAGCTTCTTTATTTACTGTTGCCCGAAAAGAATGGAAGTGGATTAAAGAGTCCCCAATGGCCGACTTGACTTTACCCCCACCATCAAAGCACCGTGATAGACGAATTACCCAAGATGAAATTGATAGATTATGTCTTGCAGCAAATTGGGATAACAATGTCCCGGTAAATTCTACTCAGCAAATTATTATTGCTTTCCTTTTTGCAATTGAGACTGCAATGCGTGCTGGAGAGATTGTCGGCTTAACTTGGGATCGAGTTTACTTAAAAGATAGATATTTAGTTTTAACTGAAACAAAGAATGGTACTAAACGAAATGTACCACTATCTAAGCGTGCAGTTGAGTTGCTTACTTTATTAAAAGGTCTTGATAAAAAGCAGGTCTTTACTTGTAATTCCCAAAGCTTTGATACGCTTTGGCGTAAATTGAGAGATAGATGTCAAATCACTGACTTGCACTTTCATGACACACGCCATGAAGCTTGTACACGTCTTGCAAGAAAATTAGAAGTTTTAGACTTGGCCCGTATGATTGGGCATAAAGACTTAAGAAGCTTGATGGTCTATTACAATGCTACTGCAAGCGAAATTGCAACGAGGCTTGATTAGCCCCGTTTACGTGGTCTTCCTTTCTTTGGCTCATCATCCGATTGTTCATTCAACCAGTTTGATAGCTCTGCCAAGTTCCAGCGTCTTCCTTGACCGCACTTAATAACATAGCGCGGTTTAGGGAAGGTTGGCAGGCAGCAAACTGCTGCCTTAAAATGTACATCTCGATATCCCAAGAACTCAGCAGCTTGGGAGTCATTAAGCCAGATGTCCGAAGGTGGTAACGCTACAACAAAGTTACTACCTATATTCGCAATTGCTGTCATTTCACCCCTCCTTACTTTCCGCTTTAACACTTGAACTAAAATGTGGCTCCATTTCCATCTCAACGATAAGTGATGCTATCGGCTCAATAGATTGTTCATCTTTAAAGATGCGAATTTCTAAAGGCCATGAAGATTCCCAGCCATCATGATTATCAAAATAGTCTTGGGCACACTCAGTGCCAACAAACTCTAAATCCTGCTCCAGCCATGTTTCGATATCTTTGAATTCCAACTCATATCTAGAATTTGGGCATTCTCTTGGAATGGTATAAAAAATTGATTCACTCATCCCTCAGCTCCCGATTCGCTTTCCAACTTCAGGCATTGGCTAAAGAGTTTGATTGCCCAGTTATCGCATTAGCTCAGCTTAACCGTGAGTCTGAGAAAGGCAAGCGACCTAAAGCATCAGATCTAAAAGAATCAGGTCAGATTGAACAAGACGCAGATCAAATCATCCTGGCGAATCCAATCATTGGTGAAGACGACCTACCGTCAGGTGTCACCGAATTAATCGTTGCTAAAAATCGTCATGGCAAGAAAGGCGTAGTTCGCGTTATGGACCGCTTAGATATCTGCCGTTTTGTGACTATTCGAGAAGAAGGAATGGCTGCATGAAAACTTTAAATAGAACAAAGAAATTAAACTTTGATGACCAGCTTAGCTTACTCGTGTTTGGCTGTCATGCATCAGCGCCTTTCAGTGTCAAAGACGTGAAGGAATCAGTGTTTGATTTCAATCGAGGAACCATCTACAGCAATCTTCAAAAATTTGTTGAATGGAAATATTTCGAACGTGTTGGGAAAAATCATTACAAGGCAACTCAATACGCAAAAGACATCCTGAATGTTAAAGGGGAGCTGAAAGCATGATCGAATTTGTAGATTACACATCAATGATGAAGCTGCGTAGAGCGTACAACCTCGGTACTCGTAATGAAGAAACAAGAGCAGCAGCGAACCTCTACGAGAAATTAAGAAAGCTGAAAATGCTAGACCAGCTCAAGCAGGAAGCCATGACTAGACGTTACAAGGAGGGGGTATGAAACCAGAGCAGTTTATTCGTGAGTGGGGGTTGCCAGAGGCTAAACGGATTTTAAAAGAAGCACCTAAGCATTCTCAATTCGTTATTCCTTGCTTAGATGGCGAGATGTACTTTTCAAAACGTGAAGATGATGGCAAGTGGTTTAAATGGAGTAATGGCTATAACAAATGGCTTGAGTATTTCGGGAAATGTAATCCGCTTGATTTAGCTTATAACCTTTCCGACCTCAAGCGTCTGGTGGATTCAGTTGATTTAGTAATTAGCTTAGGCGGATTAAAAGCAGCACGTTCAGAAGCTCATAAAGATTGTTTTGTATATAACCAGCCATTGCTAGCCGCTATTGCGGCATACGAATCAATATACGGAGGCGGGGATGAGTAATTTCGGTAAGTGTGAAATATGCGGACGTGATGGGAAGTTAGTTAGACAAGAGCTAATCCCATGCAACCCTATTATTGAAAATGAGCCGTGGGTTTTCCGTTACTACATGTGTCAGTGGCATAGGGCAGTTGAAACTAGATATGGCCGTTCATTTGAACCAATGGAATTTATCTCTGATGAAGTGATTTTAGGAGCCAGCCATGAGTGAGTTTAAAGTCGGGGATTATGTAGTTCACCCTAAGTTTTCTAACAAAGGGCTGTACAAAATCTATGAGATGTCAGGATCAATAACAAAAGTTCAGCTCATGCCAAATGGGCGAAAAAGTTACTCTTTTGAGTCGGATATTCGCCACGCCACCCCAGAAGAAATAGCAGCAGGCCACCGCATTGATAATGATATGGGCGAAGACTTCCCCATAGAAAACCACATTTCGCCGAATTGCAAAGTAGAGGATGTTTGAGATGGATAAGTGTAGAGAAGAGTTTGAGAAGCAAAAGTACTGGATTGGGCTATTTAGAGACGCGGTTGATTTTGATGAGGAGCTTGGTCGATATGTTTTAAACGGTCAAAGAAAGCTTTACGCATTTCACCTCGATTCATTTAACGAGAAATGGGCAATTTGGCAGGAAGCATGGCAGCACCAGCAAGCGAAAGTGGGGGAGTTGCAAGTTCAACTCAAGGGCGCAGAAGAACGCGCTCAATTAGCTCTCAAATACAAAGACAAGTATCGATTAGAACGTGACGAGCTGCAAAGGCAATTAAGTGAATACATATTCGTGGCGGAAACGCTTGATGAAATGTATGTGAAAGAAGCCCAGAAAAGTGACGATCTGCAAAAGCGGGTGGATCAACAGGGACTAATCATTGCAAAGGCTATGTCTATTGCATCAGACCTTCAAAAGAGCTGGTCAATGTTTGAGATTGGCAAGAAGTTAGAGCAAGCGATCAAGGGGGAAGGGAAATGAGTAATGAATTGTACATAAAACTTATTGTTATCTGGATACTGATTAAGTGCTTGGTAAGGCTGATTGAAGGTATCTCATATTTCATTTCACCATTAAAAATGGAGCGTATGCAAATCGCATCACATCGAAGAAATATAACCAGCTCTCAAGTAATGATTAATGACTTAAAGCAAGGTAAGGGCTTGATAATTGTTAGAACCTTGGCATTGGTTGAAGTAGTTTTCTTCGCAGCATGTATAAAAGTTTTTATTGGCTTATGGTGAGGTGACCAATGACCACATTCAAAGAGGCTCAAAGGGTCCAGTCACAAAAGGCAGCTCGTTCAAAGCGATTTAATCGAGTGCCTACAGAAGATCAAGAACAGATGACACTCATGAGTTGGGCGCATCGTGTGAAGTATGGTTCAGGTCGTTTGAGTGATTACTTATTCCATATTCCTAATGGTGGCTCAAGAAACATAATTGAAGCTGCAAAGTTCAAGAAGTTAGGCGTAAAGGCTGGTGTTCCAGACCTTCAACTTATCATTCCAAATGGTGAAGTTCATGGTTTGTGGATTGAGTTGAAGTCAAAGAAAGGGAAATTACAGCCAAGTCAAAGACTCATGATTCAACGCTTAGAAGAACAAGGTTACATGTGCAAAGTCTGCTTCGGTGCAGATGAAGCCATAGATGAAATTAAAAAGTATTTATGTATTTGAGCAGTTGAGGGGAATAGGGATGAATGAAGTAACAGAAAAGTTTATTGAGGTTAAAGAGGCTGTTTCAACCAAGGTTGAGATTTGCGCAAAAGCAATAAGCGATGATTCAAGAAATTTAAGAACAATCCAGCGGCTAGTGATTTGTGATTTTGTCGGCTCAATACTTGCTGAAATTGGTCGTGATGAAACATTGAAAATGCTTGACGAATTAAAAGCAGGTGTTGAGGCGGTTTATAAGCAGTCTTTGAATTAAGAGGATTGGAATGGCTTTAGAGGTGACGGTATGAAATCAAAGGTAGATGTAGATGCATTAAAGCTCACACTCCAATGGCAAGGATTCTTTCTAAAGGGATGGTTTGAAGATCATTGGTGTGACCTCAAGGACTATGCAGAAGCTTCTTTGAAGCTGCTTCTAATCATCCTGAGAATTTTATTTTCTCCCCTTCTCATTATTTATGTCATTTGGCAGACCAGAAAAATGTATGAACAGATAGCGAGCGGAGAAGTCAACAGAGAAAAAGTCAGAAATCACATCAAGAAATACGGCAAGTAAGGGGAAAGAGATGAATGCGGCAGTAAATCACATTATGCAAACAACGGACTGGACCAAATACAGTCTAGAAGAATGGCTTTATCAATTTGGGGCTTGGATGTACTCAAATTCTGGAACTTGTGGAAAGAGCATAAACCCGATTGCTGTCGCTATGGATCAGGCTGCCAAAAAGCGCAAGCAGGAGGTGAAAGGCAAAGAGCAGATCATGGCTGATTGGCTGTGTTCTGATGATTCAGTTATCCCTAAAGGGCGTGGCAAAGGCATTACGTGTGAAATCACTGATAATGAAGCGCGTGCAGTTCAACGCCTCATCTTGGATATGCAAGGGCAGTCAGAAGTGCTAGATGGTTGGCTTGATGCTGTGATTGATCGCTATCTTTATGGCAACTCATGGTCAGACATGGTGATTAAAGTAGGGCGTGTAGATAACCCAACCATTCTCCGTACCCAACACGATGCTCGTGAAGATGTTCGCTGTGGTTTAGCAGCTATGCATTGTAGATACCCATTCATTCGTTTTGACTTAAAGAATAGAGACAAGTAATCAGGTTGACCTTGCGCAAGTTATATGGCATATTTATGTTAGAGTGGTGCGAAGTGTAAGTAAGGCATCACTGGATTAGTTGGTAACCCTTGCAACATAGGCAAGAAGGCGAAACTAGATTAAAGCCTGTCATTGTCAGTTGATGGGCTTTTTTGCTTTTATGCCCTACGAGCTTAGAACATTGGATTCCGATGTGCTGGACTGGATTTCTAGTCGATGCTTAAACGTAGGGCTATTTTTTTGGAGGTTCACATGCTCCGAATCATCAGACAAGTATTCTGTTTTCATGTTTGGGAATATGAATCCGACATGTTTAATCAGAAAGAATGCAGAAAGTGTGGAAAGATTAAGGTAATATAATTTACTATTGAGAATACAATGACTTATATTAAAAATTAAGTTGCAATGCACTTCATAAAAACATAAAGTGGTTAGAACTTAAACTGTGAGTATTGTGTTATGAAGGCAAAATCAGTTGTTTGTATTGGTGGTTGTATGGATAGCCTTGTTGTCCAAAATAAAGGTCATAAATATGTTCCTTTAAGCCGATTAGATCAAAGAGACTATTTTGTAGAATTAACAATTCAAGAGCAAATGGACTTTCCTGAACCTAAAGATGAATATGAGCTTATTCCTGGCGGAACAGATTTTGATTATTATGTTTTATCGGGAGATTTAGCATTAATGAACGAATCATTAGATAAAATTAAAAGTTTAGTCAAACAATAGTTCGAGTTAAGTAACAAAAGCCCTGTCGTTTGACGGGGTTTTCTTTTTTGGGGTGTTTATGAAAGCGCAGAAATTAATTGAAAAGCTGGGCAAAGCGAAGATTTCAGACATCCTGAAAGAAGCCCATCCTGATGCAGTGTATTACGTAGATGAATGGAATGAACACTTTAAAGTGCATGGCTATTGTGCTGATAAATGCATTGTAGGAATAAACAATCCACATACTCATTACAAGCTAACGGATCTACAAGAAGCATTGGGGTGAACATGGACACAATCGAAGCGAAGAAGAATTTAGATTTACTCTACAAAGATCGGTTTAATTTAGAAAATTTGAATCATCTCAATGCTAGAGAGCAGTTTAAACAAGACTGCAAACGCCGAATCAGAGACATTGACACTCAGATTGCCAACATCAAACAGAATTTAAAAGGCCAATAGAGAAAGCATCATGTATAGCGATCAAGTAATCAATGAACGTTTACAGCAAGAATTAATTAATGCAGTTAAGACAGTGCAAGATGAAATGAAGATCAATTTCACCCATGTAAATGTTCAGTTTGATATTTACGGTGATCAATCAAAATTGTCTTTTGAACTTTTACCAGAAGAATATTCGAGACCAAATGCGTGATGCAAAGCGACTTGCTGCAATAAGAAGGTTGCCATGCGTTATGTGTGGTAGAACGCCAGTAGACGCAGCTCATAGCAATCAAGGAATTCATAACAAGGGCATGGGGTTGAAGGCTTGTGACTCTAAAACAATTCCACTTTGTAGGAATCATCATCAAGAGTTCGACCAGTTTCAAAAGATGAATAGATCAGAGTCGGTTGAATGGTTTGGCAAGATGCTAGAAAAGACCGAATTAATGTTAAAAATAGATACAAATTCCGACAGTGTTTTTTAATTAAATCATGTGGTTATGATATAATTGTGCTTTATGATCGAGGTGTAAAATGATACTAATAAACTTTGGTTGGTGTGGCATAAAATTCAAAAGATCACATGAGTTTGGTAGATTAACAGAAGCCCCATTTTGGCAACTTAAATTCATTTTCTTTGAGTTACTGAAATTTCAAAAAGGTGCTAGTTCGCGCTTCATTAATTATGCATGGAATATGTATAACGACACTGAGCAGACAAAAGAATGGGTTGCTGAAGTCAAAGAGGCTAAAGACAAAGCCTACAATGAAGTGGAAAAGTACTATGAAGAAAAGTATGGGCGAAAGATCGAAGAATTAGAGAAGCGTAATGAATCACTACAGCGCCAATATTCACAGGTCTATTATGAGAAGCATGCACTACAGCAGACAATAAAAATAATCAATGGTGAAGAAGTTCGCCCCGATTTCCTTATGGGCGCGGATCCAAATTAGAACACGCCACCCTCGGGTGGTTTTTTATTGCGAGGTCAAAATGGAACCACGATTCGTCATCAAAAACCATTCTGACATCAACTATGTAATTGGCTATCTCAATAATAATCATGCAAAGGCAGCGAGTGAAGGGAAGCCGTTAGTAGTTCTAATTGCACCGCAAGAGAGAGACCGGACAAAGGCTCAAAATCGATTGTACTGGATGTGGCTTAATCAATGGGCTAAGCGTCAAGGAACAGATAAAGACTACGAACATCTGTTCTTTAAGAAGAACTTCTTAGCAAAAATCTATGATCGGGATGACGTTGGACAATATAAGAAAACGTTCAAGGCTGTTAGAGAATTAAAGGATTCTAAGCATCCACTCTACCAAGATGTGGCAAATGGCCTTTGTGAGCTAATGAGCACGACAGACGCAAGTACAGCTCAATTCACTGAATACCTAAACGACATTCATGCATTCTGTAATAAAAACGGGTGTTATTTGGAAACGCCTGATGATTTGAAATGGTGCTATAATTAAGTAATAAATCTGTATTAAGAACAATTGATTGTGAAGAATTCTAAAATTAAGCGTTTAAGGCCTGTAGTAATAGTTGCATCATTTATATGTGCTATTATAGTTTGGTTGAAAATAGACCATCTAATTGAATCCAATGACTTCTCAGTATTAATAGCTGCAGTAATGGTCGGATCGATTGTCATAGTTTTTTTTGAAAATATTTCAGAAATTTCAATAATTGGAACCTCTGTTAAGCTTCAACAGGTAAACAAGGATTCACAACAACTACTTGAAAAGCTTCAAATTGAAAACTTCAAAGTTAGATTGGCTCAGATTGGCTCTAGTGATGGTTTATTCGGTGATGGACGAGATACTCAATATGAATTTAAATCGAAATTGTATGAGTTAGTTGCAGATATTAAAAAAGCTGATTTACAAGATAATGAAGATTTAAAAAATAAATTTCTGCCAATGCTAACTTCACATATTGATCTTCAACTTAAAACTATTCAACAATTTGGTCGTTTTTTAGATCCAAATCCTTTAGTTGGTATTGAAGACCCAGAGGATCTAGAAAATGCTATTACAGATCAACTGGTTGAAACTGCACATGTGAAAATGTGCAATAGTAATA